TTTCACATCCGTTGTGCCAATCAGTACCATTGGTCCATCGATCCCACCTAACAATTCCGACAAGTCCATGATGAATCTCTGACGCTTAATACGACAAGCTGTAAAATAATTGACGTATTCTCGCAGTTCCTCATAGAACGCTGATCGAAATCGGTAATCTGGCTGGAGTAAATCTGCTAGCTCACGTTGGCACTCTACAAGCCAACATCTGAACTTAAGATCAACAACTGAAACGAACTGATATTCGCACTCCCTTTCGCTTACAAGAGGTTCATCTTCAAATAACATATTGAAGGTATCCTTCATGAGAGAAAGTGAATCTGCTTCATCAATCATGTAGTCATTTTCCCAATCAAGATCTGAAAGAAGAGCTCGTAGTTCGTCATCTTCATGCAAAACTCCAGACTGATGTGTCAACTCCTCAGGCGGCTGCAGAAATTTCTGTACTTCACGGTAACAACATGTGGTATTCTCATATCGCGCAACCAAATCTTCAATCGTTGGGGGATTATAATAGTCACCAACTCTGTGACCTTCACTATCCCTCACATCGACCAATTGGTCAAACCACCTAGCATACCTTTCATACATTTCCGGCCCGTGAAGGAAAACCTCTCCCAGGGCGGCAGCCATATTAGACGCACAAATCTGTGCTGCAGACTCAGTCATGCCCCTGCGGGCCTTACGAGTCATTAGCAATGACTTATGAATTGACTCAAGTTCCAAGGCTCCCACACGTCTTCCTAAGGTGGGATGCTTGTGAAATGATCGTTTCAAGAAACTCATGTCATCTATTGTCTTGAATGGTACTGTTGAAACATGTTTTGTCGCATCAGTGTATATTTGACCAATTTTAGCAAGCTCTGCTTCCACAGTCATCATGTTGAAAAGGGGCTCATCCGGTGAGACATCAAAATTATTGTCATCACCATATGTAATAAGAGCAACATTCTCATGGAACAAAGGAATCTCACCCAAATACAACTTACCCTGTCGTGCAACAAAATGCATAGAATAGTAGGCATATCGAATCAACAGACCATTGCCAAGACCGTTTATGATAACAGTCAAGCCATGTCCTGATGGACCAGAACCGAATACTTTAACCAACAATCCATCTTCATCAAAGATTGGGTACAAATTCTCGGTTGCTAGCCCATCAATCAATCTCACTAATTCTGGGTCAACGCCACATTTCAGCAAACACCACTTCAACAATTCATAAGCTGCTTTCTGAATTTCAGGCCGCAATCTCATGTCATATGCCGAATAGTCACCATCACCACAGCGCGTGCCTCCGCTTTTACTGGTCAATATTTCAGCTATATATTCCCAGTCTTTGCCTGCGGCATCAACTCCCACTGCACTCTCAAATTCTGCAGGGAAGTTAGACATAGCACTAACCAAGGGCAGAGTCAGCATACGCGTCACAATTACTAAAGCTACTGGTGCTCCAGCAAAAATGCGAATTTTGTTTTTCGCAACCTTTTCAAATGTAACGGGCTCATCCTTCAAATTGGCTCGAAAGACTGCATTCACACGCTTCCCTTCATAGAACCACTCGAGGATGTTATCAACCTCTGTGCGTACATCTGCCTTCTCAGGATCAAATTCAAGTTCATACGAATACTCAACTGTTCCGTCCTCTTTCTCAAGGCGACGGACAAATTTTGAAGTAAC